AGCAAGAGATATAAAAGCAGAAGAAAAATCAGAAGCAGCAGACACAGCATTAAAAAAACAAAAACGAGCAGCAGCAGCAGCAGCAGCAGCAGCAGCAGCAGAAGCAGCAGCATCATCAGGACAAAATGCTGGACAAATGAATAGAAGAAAACAGAATAAGAGTAGACGAAAATACAAAAGAAGTAATAGAAAGCAACGTAAAAGTGTAATGAAACAATAGTAGAAAGAAGATAGAGTAGTATTAAGAAAAGGAGTATAAAAGTAGTGTTATGTAAATCATTTTAATTAACCTTACCGCGCCAAATATAAAACAGAATATTTTATTATTTTATCGGTAGTTAATAATAAAATATTTTATATTCATATATAATAATGGAAAAAATTGTTTTAATGACACCTCTGGAGGGGCACAGCCGTAGTGTTGATTCTGTCGCGTTTCACCCTACGGCGCCCATAATGTTAACCGGTTCCATGGACCAAACTGCGAAATTGTGGCGCTTTTCACCCGACGGCTCGATGGCGACTTGTGTGGATACTCTCGAAGGACACAGTGCAAATGTTAGTTCTGTTGCGTTTCATCCAATCTTACCACTTCTAGTAACTGCCAGCTTTGACAATAGCTGGAAATTGTGGCGGCTGTCGCACAACAACTTTTCAGCAACTTGTTTGGATACTCTGAAAGAACATGAATCAGGTATTCGGTCTGTTGCATTTCATCCAAGATTATCACTTTTAGTAACAGTTGGTTCTAATTATCAATCCAGTGTTGGCACCGTGAAATTGTGGCAGTTGAACCCCGGCAACTCCTCAGCGAATTGTGTGGCAAATCTAGAAGAGCATAAGGTGGGTATTGAGTCTGTAGCATTTCATCCAAACGGTAGGTTTTTTGCAACCGGCGGCTGGGACAAGACCGCGAAATTGTGGCAGTTGACTCCAGACAACTCGTCAGCGACGTGTGTGGCCACTCTACAGGGGCACACCGGTTGGATTTCTTCCATCGCGTTTCATCCCAACGGGACCCTTATGGCAACGAGCTCCTACGACAACACCGTGAAATTGTGGCGGCTGTCAGCGGACAACTCTTCAGCGACTTGTGTGGCAACTCTGGAAGGGCACAGCAAATTTGTTAATTCTGTAGCGTTCCACCCAGATGGACTATTCTTAGCAACCGGTAGTGGGGACAATAGCGTTAAATTTTGGATGTTGTCGCTCGACAACTCATCAGCGACTTGTGTGACCACTCTGAAAGGGCATAAATCAAGTGTTAGATCTCTTGCGTTTCATCAAAACGGTGAATTTTTTGCAACCGGCAGCTGGGACAACACCGCGAAATTGTGGGATTGTAGTGTGCTATATATAATATCACAACGCAACATCGCCATGATGTGCGGGTTTGACAAAGAATTAGTAGAACGAATGTTTCCAGCTGATGGTAGATATAATAGAAAATTTATAGATCTTATTGTTAGAAGATGTAGAAGTAAAAGTCTTCACTTTTTTCAAAATACACCAGGAGCAATATCATCAGAAAGAGCAAGAGATATAAAAGCAGAAGAAAAATCAGAAGCAGCAGACACAGCATTAAAAAAACAAAAACGAGCAGCAGCAGAAGCAGAAGCAGCAGCATCATCAGGACAAAATGCTGGACAAATGTATAGAAAAAAACAGAATAGGAGTAGACGAAAACACAAAAGAAGTAATAGAAAGCAACGTAAAAGTGTAATGAAACAATAGTAGAAAGAAGATAGGATTACTGAGGAAAAAGGAGTATAATTAAACTAAAAGCGTTTTACATATTATGTATTTATAAATTGTTTATTTTTAAAAAATTAGGTAACCTACTAAAGGTGTTAAAACGCTTTAATGTTTAAGAAAAAGTAAATTATTTGTATCTAAAATAGTATTGATAATGAATACTATATAATGTTACCCACTCATCAAAAATGTAACACAAATGAAAATATTCATGAATTATCTAATTTAATATTTAATAATATTCCAATAATTGACCCTCCTGATAGAAAAATAGCTATAAATACAAAATGGCTAAAATATATTGATTTTTCAAAAATTGCCCATCTCAACCTATAGCTAGACAATCATTATCATTTACAGCCTCTGACATATTAAAAAATGTATTAATAAATACAATTCACAAGGTCAAACCCTATTTATATAGCATGTATGAATTGTAATATGAAATTATTTCATTTACTACGTCAACAAGCAGCTGATCCTACTTTACAAACAAATAAAAATAGTAGTAATTCTAATAGTAATATTTTACATGCGATTGCTTTGGGCAATGATATTAGACACGGTCTTCAATCTTCATTTGAAACTAAACAATCGACAATAATAGAATGTTTACGATATATTCCACATTCGTACTTGTTTGAAACTAATAAATTAGGTGAAACATATTATCATAATTTAATATTGAAACATCAAAATACTATACCAAAGAGCACTATGAAAGAGTTATGTTCTCATCAATAAAATTGATTATTTTGTTGTTTATATATTATTTATATTTACATATATGTTATTTCCTTTTATTAAAGGAACACATATTAGATTACAAAGTAGTGATATTTTAACCTTTAGTAATATATCAATTAAAGCAAAAAATGACGAATATAATAAAATTCGTGAGTGTATTATAGCCAATATTGCTGATATTCCAGATTTTCCAATAGAAGATATGTATATAGAGCAATGGTCAATAATTTATATTTTAACAATGAATTTATTAGAAGAAATATGCGGCACAACTAATTTTTCAATTATACAAAAAGCTGGTAGAAAAAATAATAATGATTTTGAATTGATATCAAATAACGATACTAATTTAAAAACAAATATGACTTATTTGTTAGAATTTAAATCAAATAATATTCCACAAATAGTAAGTATTTACTGTAATAATAAAATTGTAAGTAATCTGGACTATGCTAGTTATTTTTATGATAATTATTTAATTCATATTTTGAGAGATAAAATACCTATAATAAGTCGCGAGGAATATTTACGAGACATTTATAAAACTAAACCATCTTTAACTGAAAATGAAAATTTCTTCCAATATTTAAAAGATAATATTGGAAGTTTACCAATTATAAATGAATCCATTACATTATTTTTGGAAAAAAATGTAATGAAATTTAATCTAGATATAATTAGTAATTATCTAGATCATAATCTTACAAATAAAATTATTATTTTGTGGGATTGTAACAAAATGGAATATAGCATACTTAAAAAAATAAATAGTAATGATGTAAAATTATTAAAAATTGAGCCTAATATTTTTAATAACAATACAGTAATTATTTATAGTGAAACAATAAAGTTTAAATTTTTACTAAGATGGAAAAATCACAAAGGCTGTCTAGGTCCTGCTTGGCAAGTAAGTTATGAATATCTTACTTAGCAGTAGCAGTTGCTACAAGTTGTGAGACACCAAGAGCGGCAACACCTCCGATAAATTGAGCAACACCAAAACTGGCTAATTGGGAACCACTAATGGCACCTTGGACATATTTGGCCAGAGAGATAGTTAAATTAAAGTGTCCAGTTAATTGACCAAATAATATAATTGCTACAAAAAGTGTAATAGCAATATAATAACTAACGGGGGCAATAAATACGGATAGTAAGAAGACAAATGTACCTACCATTTCTAACATGCTTTCAGCTAAAAGACTTGCCATTAAGATTTTATTATATTTTAATATAACAAAATATTTTTGGAGAAATAAAAAATACCTTATAATTAAATATATATAATGTTGAATAATGAAATAGAAAAAAACAATTGGTATTGTAATAATATATGTAATTTTACTAAAATAGAAGACTGGAATAATACTTTAATAAGTAGAAGATTTCCAATATACACTTTACCAGCAATGTTTGATCCCAGACCTGATTTTAAAATATGTGATAATCAATATGTAGTTCAGCCAATTGGTAAAGTATCTTGTGATAAGGAAACAGTTATTACAAATACTCCTAGTAAAGTAGAACAATCAGGTATTGCTGAATTAAATCTTAATCCATTGAGAAAAGATAGAGACTGTTTTTTTTGCCGTATATTAAATAATCTAGAACCTGGTAAACCAAATTATAGTGAATATTTACGTAGAATAGATATAGACAGTTATACCCGTGGATTAACACAATTTGTAACAAGATGTGCTAATCAAAAAACAGATCCTTATTGTTTATTTGGGGGTCTCTGTCCAGATTGTTCCTCTATATCAAAAAAAGATCCAACGATTGTCAAAATAATTAATAGATGGATTAACCTTAACAATCATTTTCAATTACCAAAAACAACTGATGTAACATATAAACCGCGCTTTTATAATGGATGTCCGGGGATGCCAATAGAACATGCTTTTAATAATAGAACAAAACGTCTTGATAATTCTCCTATAGAATATAATCCATTATAATTTATTTTGGTGTATAAGAATTATAGATATTATTCCATACATTATTTACTTAAAAAAATAATATCTATGATTTTATATTAAAATTTAGACTATTATTTAATATATAGTTATGAGCAATACACATAAAGGGCAATCACAACAAAAGACTAATAATCATGTTAAAAAAGATGATAATCATGGATTAATTAATAAACTATTAATAAATGATGAATTTAAAAAAGAATTAGCGAAAAGTGATATTATTATAGATAAATGGTATCATAAGTTGCTAACAGGGCAATATTTTAAAGAAAGTGGAGTTTTTTTTCATGATGATGTTATATTAAAACGACTAGCAAATGAATATCAAAAATCACTATACAATAAGAATATAGAACCAATGATTTTAATTAAAAATGAACTTTTTAACCATTTACCAGAACAAGTATGGATACATATGTATTTGACGGGGCAAATATTTGATCAAACTGGTAAGCAATTGAATAAAAATAGTCGTGAATTAGAAGCACTATCCTTAGAATATCAAAATGTGTATAATCGTGCTAAGAATATTAATATTTAAAAAATAATTAACATATTGAGTATTATAAATATGGAAACATATATATCTATTAATATTTATGATATGATAGTTGCTATATTATTAATAATTGTTTTTCAACAAATATTAATATGTTTACCTAAGTTTATTAAATATTTTAGTAATACAAAACCAATACTTTTATCAAATCATAGTAAGAAAACAAGTAGTATATTAATTGAGCGTGTTTATGATAATACTGAAAATGATTTAGCTGATGCGTTATTGGATTATATAACAAATTATGACGGAATTCGTTATATTGAGTATCGTAAGATATATATTGTGACGCATAAAGAAGAAGTATTATTAGGCAAATATAATGATCATTCTATTTATTTAAAAATGATTGGTTATAATTTAGATGAAAAGGCTTCAAGTATTAAAAATATATCATTTGAAATTTATAGTTATAATGCTGAATTAAGGGAACTTAGAAGATTTCTGAATGATATTGTAGAAAATTATAAAATAAAAAAATTAAATAAATTAGGCGATAAAGCATATTATTTTGATGAGGTTATGACACCATTACCTATTGATATGGATGGAAATATTCAATATAATAGTAGTCCCAAAACACTACGTTTTAATATGACACCTTTTTATACAAATAAGTCACTAGATAATATGTTTGGTCCGGATGTTGATTTGGTAATCAATCGATTGCGTTTTTTTTTGAATAATCGTTCTTGGTATGCGGAAAAGGGTATTCCTTACACATTTGGACTATTATTACATGGTTCACCGGGTTGTGGTAAAACAAGTCTTGTGAAGTCAATTGCCAATGAAACCGGCAGGCATCCTTTTAACATAAAATTTCATGATTTTTTAACACAAACTCAGATGAATAATTTATTTTTTAATGACCGAATAAATATTAATGATAGCACCGATACATATATTATACCCCAGGATAAACGATTATATTCAATAGAGGAGATTGATTGTATGAGTGATTTGGTATTAGATCGTAAAATTAAAAATAATGAAAAAGAAATTATGTCCGTAGATGAAACTGAAATGGAGAAGTCAATTGATGATGATCCATTTGAAACATTAGAAAAATCGGTTATAATAGATAATAAAAAAAATAAAGTAAAAAAACTAACGGACAAATTAAACAATATGCGTTCTAATTCGGAAAAATTAACACTAGGTTTTTTGTTAAACTTACTGGATGGTGTTCTTGAAGTTCCTGGTCGTATTTTGATTATGACTACAAATTATCCCGAAAAATTAGATAAGGCACTTATCCGTCCTGGTAGGATTGATTTAATATTAGATTTTAAAAAAACTACTCGTGCTACAATTATTGAAATGTATAGACATTTTTATGATTTAAATATAGCAGATTTTGATGAAAAAGATTTTGAAAATATTCAGGATTATCAATATAGTCCAGCGGAAATTAATCAAGTATTTTTTAAATACATTAGAGAACCAAAGGATGCCCTTAAAGCTTTAATATAGTTTATGAATATAGGATTAAGTTATACATTTTTTTTATAACTTAATTATATATGTCTGTATCTAAAGATTTTAAAAGGACACGAGAATTAAAAATATTTGATGATCAAATTGAATCTGAAATAGAAAAGTTGTCTCCGGAAGAAATAATACCATTTTTAACAAAACAAATAATTAAATATGAAAGTATGTTAATAAGTGTTAGATACATTAGAGACAGATTGAATATTGAGATGCATCTTGATATATATAAAAATAAATTAGAATATTATGTCAAATTTATGGATGATCCTACTATAGATGAATTGTGGCAAGGATATCCAGATTTAAATGACCCGAAATTCAATTATAAAATTTATAATAAAGAAGAATTTAATAGATATCAAATAAAGAAACAAGGTATTGATAGTTTTACTAAAGAGGAAACTCTTGAATTTGTTAAAAATCCTACGCAAAATTTCATTGGATCATATATGTCTTCTAATACTCCATTTAATAGTTTATTACTATGGCTAGGTGTTGGTGTTGGTAAAACGTGTGCGGCTTTAACCGCGGCAGAAAATTATAGAAAAGATGGTGGAGAACTTACACGGTCTAAAATAACAGTATTATTACCAGCAGATAGTCTAATTCAATCTTGGAAAAATCAGATTTTTAATCTGAAAAAAGATCTTAAAAATACAAATAAAAACATTAATGTTCAGTGTACTGGAGATACATTTAAAAAGGAAATGGATTTTTATGATGAAATGACATTTGATAGTAAAATTAGAAAAGTTAATAAGGTTATAAATAAATATTATGAATTTATGGGATATAGAAAATTTGCTAATAAAGTAGACAAGGAAATAAATGAAATAATTAAAGGACGAGAAGACCGTGAAAATTTAAAAATAGAATTTATAAAAAAAAAATATTCTAATAGAATTTTTATATTAGATGAAGTTCATTTTACTCGGCAATATGCTAATAATAAAACAAAAAATAAAGATATTGCTGAAAAATTAGAATT